CTCCACCTTCATCACGAACCCGAGTCTGGCGAACCACTCTGACAAATCAGAGAACTTGTTCACATGTTCAGACTCGCATATAAGCACACAATCGTCCCCATCGTTGATCAACGATACATGGAACGACTTGCCTCGTAAATAGGACCAAATACAGAGACACATGAGTAGCACATTGCCAAGCGCGGTGTTCATATCCCCAGACATCCTGGAACCATCAACCTGATACTTGATAGTCCCGTCAGGACAACGAACAAACCCGACATTGTGAAGCAGCATCCGCAGCAGGTATTTAAACCAAGAACACGCTATGATTGACCAGTAAACACTAATTTCAAACCACAGCAATGCTGCAGAAACATGCTGGTCCCATCTGCTTGCATCAATTCCAATAGCAGCAGGCTTCACATATCTTTTCCACGCTTTGTGGATGGCAGAGCCTCGTTGGTCTGCGTTCCGTCCTTTCATAACGGTACGCTGGCCGAAGAGGCGATCTAAGGCACGATAGATCACAGGTTCAATAGCTTTGATGTATAACCCGATAGAATAAAGGAACCTGAATCCACGAGGTTGGATGACTCTCGGGTCAGGATCGGGTTTGGCGCTTACGTTCAACTTCTCAGCTTTAACAAAAGTTGAAACAAAACTGTCTTCAGTGGTAACGGGGTGAAGTTCCACGGAGTCAGCAGCCTTAGTGTAACGCACGAGCTTGGATCCACCAAGACGGGCAAGGAACTGACTCCTGGTCAACGGCACGACGGCTGGGACGAGCTCAAGTAGAGCCGCCCGAGCTGCGCCGAGCACATCTAGGACAGTTGATCGGGAGGGTCGAAACGGACGTGTCATCACTTTGACTCCGTCAACCTCCTCCCAATGAAAGAAGACTCTCTCAAGTAGTCCTCTAAGCGCAGTCTGCACATCATTGCAGTGCACACGGTACTGTACACCTAGGCCATAGGTCGCTAGGTGTACAAGCCGACGAATTCGAGTTACCCCTGCCTCCAGAAAGACTGCCACGCTGTTACGAGATTCCTCAGCATTGAGTCGATCAATCAACTCAACTGCATTT